CCACCTTGGTCCGTTTCTGATCTCCCGGATTCATGCGCAGTGGAATCCACTGCACATGATCCTCTAGACAGGTCGGATCTGTCAACCCGTCTGGCCCAGGATAGAAACCAGGGTCGGACCTACGTGCAAAACCCTCGGAAATCGCAATCGTCCAGCCATAGGGATTGAAACTCCTATAGCCGAGCGCCTGCGCAGAGGCTCCATCTATCGGCACGGCCCTTCGACGCCCAACATTGACTGACTTGCGATAAGCAAACCAGTAATTATCGAGCACCTTAGGAGTCGTGTGACTAAATGGAACTTTGAGCCCAGCATCATCAGACTCTGAAAACGGTACCAAAAGGTGACTAACCTTATGGAGCCGCAAAAGAGCCTGAACGACATTGGGCAGAGGGATATCGGACAGAGCAGACCACCTATTAAGGCGGTTGATGGCCGAAAGCACTTCGGAGCGAGTCTCCAGGCTACGAATATAGACACCACGGACAAAATGCCCGCGATACCAATCGTAACCACAAGACTCACGGAATGAGCCGGTATTGAATGACTTGCCACCATTCACTACGAACCCAAGTTTGGATAGCAAGGAGACGACACAGTTGTACGCATCGCTGCGCACAATAATATCGTCGCCAAACACACCAAATTGGGTCCGAGGACAGTGCGAGGGCAGTCCCTTCGCCTGATACACAGCTCGAACCGCACACGCGAAAATCACAGTCTGAAGAGGAAAAGTGAAACCATTCCCCATAGTACTGATCATTTTTAAAGCCTCTTCCGAGCCGTCTGGAAGAACGGTCCGGTCGCAGCGGAAGATCCTTAGGAACCCCAAAAGGTTCTTTGGAACAACCTGCTGGACGAGACTCCAAGATATGCTGTCGCTTGCACTGACCAGATCGATAGTTCCGAAAGAACCATCGACTGAGCCAATCCGAGCGAGCTCCCTGTTAAAGTCTGGTTGAGTACTAAGGCTAATGCCAAAGTGCTTACCTAGACGATACTCAAGGAAGGCTCCGAGAGCTTTCTGAAAGATCATATTCAGAAGAGGCTCAGTACAGCATGTCCGCGAGATCTCACTCGTCTTTGGGACGAAGAATAACCGATTACCTTCAACGGTAACTTCCCCAAAGTCTTGAGAACGGAGCCGCTCAGCGGCCGTCCAAAACTCGGAGATATTCACCATCGCCCTATAAAGGGCGACCAGGTACGGGTGCGAAGCAGTAAGGTCAGATTCGAAGAGCTTCGTGTAGAAGCTCTCAGAATTAACCTTAAGGGACGCACCTGGCCCTACGTTGAAACTGGACCTCATAAAGTCGAGATCGAAGTTAACGTCGGAGATATCAAAGTCGAGTACCTTCGCTATATTATCTCGAAAGAGATCCCATAGGTAGGCATCTACTTCAGTCTGCGCGTCGTAGGAGTAGTTATCCGCGATGGACGAATTGATGCTCTTGAATTTCTCAAGGGCACGTTCATCCGCCATCGAAGAGTTACCTCCAGGCGCAAGCTTCTTATAGAAGCTTGTACGCAGAAAAAGAGCTCGAACGGTTTTGACATCCATGTCAGAAGACGGGAAGTCATGCCACGAGCTCCAATTCTCCAGGTCTCGAAGGAGCGAGGAGTAGATCATTGCATAATCTTGCATCAGATATCCTCGAAAAGTTCAACCTTCAACCGATGAGCCTAGTTTTCCCGCCCAGGAGCTGCGAAGCTTCCTGATCGAGTTTAATGCAGCTCGCGCAGAGGCAGTTTCCCGCCCATACGTGAACAGCACTAGGACTATCGGTTGTCGACTCTGGCGCCCGCAACAGGGCAGGGATTTGACTCCCAGCCCCGATACGGGACCTTTGACGAAGAAAGTCGATGTCGGCTTGCATCTTTTCTTGCGAAAGCAAGGCAGCTACAAGCTGGGCGTCAACAGCCTTTAACTGGATACGCGTAAGCGTAAACAGCTCGTGGAGCTCAGACCCTTCAGCCTGCTCGAAGAACAGACTAGGATCAAGTGCATCTCCAATCTCTTGGAGGATAGCACGAGCGCCAACGAAGTCAATGATTTCAGTTTTCATTACTATTGCGCCCTATCGGGCGACCTATGGTTGAGAACGTAGAAACCAGAGTTCTCTGAGGATTCAGAGGATGCCCTGGATAGTCGTGTCACCGAGCCCCGCGGAAACCTGAGCCAGGCTTCCGAGGTGCATGCTCAATGCGCCACGAATATTTGCGGCATCAGCCGTATCCGAACCGGCAGGCAACTCGACTACGGTCGTAATGACCGCATTCTTGAAAGCCTGACCGGCCAGAGGAAGAACTCCCTTCCTAGTGATCACCTTGTACGTGTTGTAAGGCACGCGCTTAAGGACACCAGTGACTGGATCAACCGGAGCGAGGGCTTGGGGAGCCTTCGGACGGAAAACCGACGTCGTGAAAGGAGCAGCAACGGTGTGAGTGGTTACACCCGTTTGCGTGCCGCCCAAGGCGGTGACTGCCCACTGTTTACTGTTAGTGTCCGGCGGAGTGTCGGCCACAACAGTATAGGTAGGTGAAGTCAAACCCGTTTGGGCTGCCCCAGTAACTGGGGACGAAATAGAAACAGTCATTTAATACTCCGTTAAAATTTACGGAAGGTTGAGTGATATCTCGAAGACGCCAGCGCAGCTATGTTAGCCCACTTATAGTTAGACCCGGGTAGGGAAAAACTAATATCTGGGATTTCAAGATGCGTCAAAATCTGACGAGACACGGTAGACTTGACAACTGAGCTATATGCCGTCTTAAACGACGAATCAATATAGTTAAAGTATGGCGGATTAAAGGCTCCCGTATTGAGACCGCCCGCACTAACACACGTGCGAGTAGTCCTTAAACGGGTCGTCCTCATCTGCCACGTCACATTTGCCGTATTCGTAAAAGCTGAGTTTATGATGTCTCCAACGTTGGTAAAATAATCCAACAGGAAACTCCAGGGCGTCAGCTCGTACAAGGTAGGCACGAAATTCTCCAGTGTCAATCCGGAGAGATTCCGCATTCGGTTCACCGCTGAGGTGGGACCGACTGGAATCATCTTGAGACCTACGATGTATTGAACACCGTAGACCGCATCAACATAAGTAAAGTTGGTAACAGTCAAAATAGTACTGTTGTGCCAGCTATTATTAGTTGCTGTGGGCTCAAGAGAGGAGGTCTTCTCCTTATAAGCACGCACGCGAGTGCGGCCGCTATCGGGAAGAAGAATTCTTCCAATGGTTTCAGCTATATCCTTGGTGTCTTGTACAAGGGGCTTCCAACCAAACGAGACCTCCAACCAGGTACCTGCAATCACATCTTTCCAGATGTTTAGCTTCTTCGAGACGGGGATCCTTAACTTGGCTACTGACTCCTTTCTTTTACGGAGGAGTCGATCATAGCTGATAAGGCCGTCCTGAATAGCTAAAGCAGGCTTCCTGATCATCCGCAGCGCTTCTCGCAATTCACCTAAAAATTGCAAGCCATTCATATGCGAAGTTTCCTGACGGATCTTCTTATATAAAAGGGTGAGCGCCTCACCATCAACATCGGACGCATCCCAAGCGAGATGATGGTCGTAGGGAACGCGACCCCCGCTTATGACGGGGTAGCCACTTACTTGTTCAGTCGAATAGTTGGGTCCAAAGACCTGACCTTCGTATATGAAGTCGCAAGTGACTAAATTCGCGAACCCAGGACTACTTCCGTTTAGGATGTAACTGGTTCGACTGTAATTCGAGCCGGCTTGAGTGCCGGCCTTTATTGCAGTACGCCAGTGTTCGACTTTCGTACCGGTACGCACATCAGATAACACTCCAATCTCATCCGGAGGAGGCACACTAAAGTTTGCCAAATTCGGAGAGAAGTAGTGAAACCTTGACTGCGTTCGTGTATAAGCCATAAACTCTTCCTGTGGAGATGATCACAGAACAAGC